CAAATAAAAGTTATAAAAACTATTACAAAGGAATGTTAGATGACTAAAAAAAATAAGGGAAGAATGTTTACTGCTGCTGAAGTCAGAGCTTTAGATGAAGCCAAATCAGAAAAAAATTATAAGAAAAAAGATAGAATCAAACAAAGTAAAGATGAAGATAGAATAGAATTAATGAGTACAAATTTAACAAGATTTAGAGAAGGTGGTATGTGTCGTGGAGCTGGAGCTGCGATTAAGGGGACAAAATTTAAAGGTGTTTTCTAATGGGACTAAAAAAATGGTTCGAGCAAAAGTGGGTGGATATTGGGAGCAAACGAAAAGATGGTTCTTACGCACCATGTGGTCGTTCAAAATTAGCAGCGGATCGAAAACGAAAGTATCCAAAGTGCGTCCCTGCTGCCAAAGCGGCAAGGATGACAGAATCCCAGAGGCGGAGTGCCGTTGCAAGAAAAAGAGCTAAACCACAAGGAGTCGGTGGTAAACCAACAAATGTTAGCACCTTTACCAAGAAGTATTACGGTGGTATGATAGATATTTAGAGGTACTATGGCAGAAAAATTATCAGAAAAATTAAAAGCAGCTTTTAAAAAATTAGATACTGGCTTAGGAAAAGGCGTTGACAAAGTCACAGGATTTAAGGCTTCTAATGTTCTTTCTAAAGATAGAGGTGCTCCTAAAGGAGCAGTTTACCCTAAAGCATCTGAATTTAAAGCGTATAAAGCTGGTCAAAAAACAAAAGCTTTTTTATCTGGTAAAAAATTACCTAGTAAATCTAAAGCATTAGTTACTGCAAAGACAGCAAAAAATTTTAGAAGATTAGGAACTGTTGGTAGACTTGCTAGAGCAGCTACACCAGTTGGGCTAGGACTTTTAGGAGCAGAAGCTGTTTACAAAGTGGCCACTTTACCACCAGAAACTAAAGCAAAAATTAAAGCAAAGAAAGCAGAATTAAGAAAAACATCAACAAAACAAGCACACGCTGATTTAATGAAATTAAGATTTGGAGGAGATACAATGTTGAAAAAAATACCAGAAGGACCTAAAGGAGAAGGTTTAAGAAAACTAAAAGCAGAAAGACCTGACGTTACTAAAAAAATGGGCTTTGCTAAAAAAGGTAAAATGGCAAAAGCTAATAAAGGAATGTCAGTCAAGGGCGATGATGCAAGAGATATTAGAAAAGTTGAAGATAAAATTGGAGCATCAAGAAGTTCTAGAAGAGAAAAAGGTAAAATGTTAAAAGCTAAAAAAGGTAAAATGATGTATGCTAATGTTGGCATGGCTGCAAAAAAAGTTAGAGAAAAAGAAATAATGAAAGCATCTATGGGTAAATCTGTTAGAGGTTATGGTGCAGCTAGAACTTCAGGTATGGGTTTACAAGATGAAAAATTAATACCGGGTAAATCTTTGGATTATTACAAAGATTTAATGTAATGAGTTATGGGTACATCAGGAACTTCAGCATTCGATTTAAATATCGATGATATAATAGAAGAGGCATACGAGAGATGTGGTATGCGGACTAATAGCGGTCATGATTTACGTAGTGCAAGAAGAAGTTTAAATCTTTTATTTTCTGAGTGGGGAAACAGAGGTATTCATCTTTGGAAGGTATCTTTAAATGAAGTAGCCTTAACAGCAGGAACAGCTCAATATGCTGTAAATGAAAGTGTTAATGATGTTTTAGAGGCTTACATTTCTACAACGGCTGCAGCAAGTAATACTGCTTCTACAAATGATATCTCTTTAACAAAAATTGATAGATCTGCATATGCAGCTCTTCCTAATAAATTACAAACAGGACAACCATCTCAATATTTTGTTGATAGACAAACTACACCTCAAATTTTTTTATATTTAGCACCTGATGCTTCTACTTTTACAACTTTAAAATTTTATACAATTGATAGAATTCAAGACGCTGGTATATATACAAATCAAGCAGATGTTGTGTATAGATTTTTACCTTGTATGTGTTCTGGCCTTGCATATTATTTATCACAAAAAAAAGCACCTGATAGAATTCAATTGTTAAAACAACTTTATGAGGATGAGCTATTAAGAGCATTAAATGAAGACGGTCAAAGAACGTCTGTTTATATTTCTCCTCAAACATATTTTGGAGATGGAGTATAATGTCTTACGCTACCGGTAAAAGATCAAAAGCAATATCTGATAGATCAGGAATGGAATATCCCTATAGAGAAATGGTTAAGGAGTGGAATGGTTCTCTAGTTCACATATCAGAGTTTGAACCAAAACATCCACAACTTGATCCTCCTTATCACAAAGCAGATGCTGTTGCTTTAAGAAATCCAAGGGTCATGAAATTTCAACAACCTTCACAAGAATTTGCAAATGACCAAACAATATCTAATTCAGGAGGAACTCCTGTTGGTGTAGCTAACTTATCTTTACCAGGAGATTTTGCTTTTAGAACTCAAGAATTTCAAGTGACGACAAATGGAATTACAACTACAATTAATAATATGATACCTGAAGACCCTGCATTACAAAATAGAAGAAGAGAGCTTTTATCATCTATTGGCTCTGTGGAGGTTAGTATTTCATAATGTCTATAACTCATTCAAATTTTTTAACTCAAGTAAGAGACTATACAGAAGTTGACAGTAATGTTTTAACAGATTCTATAATTCAAAATTTTATTAGATCAGTTGAATTAGACGTTGCTGGAAAAGTAGATTATGATGATTTAAGAAAATATGCTACCTCAAATTTTACTGCTGGAAATAGATATGTAAGTTTACCATCCGATCTTATGATAATAAGATCAGTACAAGTGATAGATGGAACCACTAGAGTTTTTTTAGAAAAAAGAGACACTAGCTTTATCTCAGAGTTCAATAGTAGTGGTTCACAAGGAACACCTAAATACTTTGCTAGTTGGGATGATTTTAATATTCTTGTGGCACCCATACCAGCTACAGCTTTAACAATACAAATAAATTATATTATTGATCCACCTCAATTTACCTCTACAAATAATACTTTTTTATCTACTTACCAAGAATCTATGCTATTGCATGGTGTCTTAGCAGAATCATTTAGATTTTTAAAAGGACCTGATAATCTATACAATCTATACAATTCAAAGTATAATGAAGAGGTACAAAATTTTGCCCTACAACAAATGGGTAGAAGAAGACGTGGAGAATATACAGATGGAGTACCAAGAATAAAAGTAGATTCTCCTAGTCCATAAATTTAAAGGAGAATAATTATGGCAATAACAACAAACGCAATTTGTGATTCTTTTAAAAAAGAATTACTACAAGCTAAGCATGACTTTGATACATCGTCTGATACTTACAAGTTAGCGATGTTTACAAGTTCTGCAACTTTAGGTAAATCAACTACAAACTATACAACTTCAAATGAAGTTTCTTCTCCATCTGGATATACAGCTGGTGGAAAGGCTTTAGTAAACCAAGGTGTAAAAGTTTCATCTTCAGTAGCTATTACTGATTTTGCAGATTTATCTTTTGTTGGTGTAACACTGACAGCTAGAGGTGCACTAATTTATAACACTACAACAGACGGTGGATCGAACACTACAGACGCAGTAGCAGTGTTAGATTTTGGTGGAGATAAAACGGCTACATCGGGAACTTTTACAATACAGTTTCCAGCGTTTACAACTTCGGCTGCTATTTTAAGATTAGCTTAAGGAATAAAATGAATGTCAAATGCATGGGGTGCACTTAGTTGGGGACAAGGTAGTTGGGCAGCACAAGGTGATGTCGGAATTACTCTCTCAGGAATAAGTGCATCCTTTAGCATTGGCAATATTGCAGTAGACAATGAAATCCAAGTTGGATGGGGTGGTGATACTTGGGGTGAGAATGAATGGGGTGACCTCTCAGGATCACAACCTACCATAACTGGAATATCAGCTTCTTTTTCTATTGGAAGTATAACAGTATCGGGTGATGCAAATGTATCTGTCACTGGTATATCTTTAAGCTCATCTCTAGGAGAAGAAACTGCAGGAATATCTTTTTTATTTGAAGCAACTGGTAATTTATCATCTTTAGGTATTGGTAGTGCAACAATCGGAATAGGTGTTCCTGTTACAGGAATTTCCGCAACTTCGAGTATTGGTGCTACAACAATTGATGAATCTGAACTAACAGGTATTGGTTGGGGTAGAAGAGCATGGGGTAATTTAGCTTGGGGTGAAGCTTACTCTGTTTTACCTGCAGGACAACAATTAACATCTACAATAAATTTCCCTGCTGCTAATGCATTTACTGATGTTAATGTATCTGTAACGAGTGCAGGTCAGTTAAGTAGTTCTTTAGGAAGTTTCTCTCTACAAATAGATCAAGATATCACCGTATTTGCTTCAGAAGATCAATTAGATTTTACTATTGGTTCTCTACAATTTGAAGCAGATGCAAATGTAACTGTTTCTAGTGCAGGTTTACTAACAGGTTCAATAGGTAATACAGTTGCTGGATTAAAAACACCGGTGGATGTAACTGGTATACAAGCGTCATTTACTTTAGGAAGTATAAACCTAATACAAACAACTACCGAATCTCCTACTGGTTTACAGGCGGCCTTAACTTTAGGACAACATGCAGAAATTCCAGGTCAAATTATAGGGGCCTCTGGTTTACAGATGACATCATCTATAGGTTCTGTTTCAGTGACTGGAACAGCAGGAATTGATGTTTCAGGCATACAAATGACTGCTTCTTTAGGTAATGTAAATATAACACCATGGCAAGAGGTTGATTTAGGAGTTAATAATACATGGACAGAGGTTGATTTGGCTGCATGATAAATGTATAATATGATTATTTAAGGAGAAATTTATATGGCATCTAGTTATTCAAGTGATCTTAAACTCGAACTTATGGTAACCGGTGAAAATGCTGGTACATGGGGTGATAAAACAAACACAAATTTAAATTTAGTACAACAAGCAATTGCAGGTTTTGAATCAGTAACATTATCTGCAGGAGGTACTACTGCACTTGTTATGTCTGACGGTGCCTTATCAAATGCAAGAAATCTCGTAATAAAATTTGCAACTATTACGGCAACATCGGGAACTATTTGTACAATTCCAGATTCAATTGAAAAATTTTATATTTTTGATGTTACGGCAGTAACTAATCCAACAAACCTTACAATTAAAACTGCATCAGGAACTGGATTTACTCCTGACGCACAAAAAATTTATGCAGCGTATTCTGATGGAACAAATCTTAATGAGGTTTCACTAGATACTTTAGGAGGAACAATTGGAACTGCACAAGTTGCAGATGACGCTATTACAAATGCTAAAATTGCAGACGATGCGATTAGAGCTGCACAAATTTCAGATAACGCAGTTGTAACTGCTGGTATTTTAGATTCTAATGTAACTACTGCAAAAATTGCAGATGATGCAGTAACTGCTGACAAACTTGCTAATACCGCAGTAACTGCTGGGACTTATACTGTAGCAACATTAACGGTTGATGCTCAAGGTAGAATAACATCAGCTGCTTCAGGATCGGCTGGAGGAGCTGCAAGTTTAGGATTATTCGCTAGAGGACCTGCAAGTGGTACATATACCGCACAACCTGGAATTACAGATTTATATGTTTACGCATGTGGAGGAGGTGGCGGAGGAGCTGGTTCTTCCGATGGTTTTAAAGGGCGTGGTGGAAGAAAAGGAGGATTTGGTTTTTTTGATGTTGATGTATCGGCACCTTTTTCTCAACCATACGCAGTTGGAGCCGCAGGATCTCCAGGTCCAGCATCAGGATCTTCAGTTGGAGGCGCAGGAGGGGACACTCTTTTAGGACCTGGTGGAAATGTTGTTGCAGCGTTTGGAGGTACAGGAGGTTTAAGGAACAGTAGTTCAGGAACTCCAGGATCTGTACCAGGTGCTAAATTTGATTTATCACCCGTTATACGACAAAACACAGGAAGATCTCCAGTGCCTGATTCAAGTTTCGTACCAACTATTAATGCTGCTTCTGCTCTTTCAGGAACTAGTTTTAGTAGAACAGAGTATGATACATATGCTCCAGTTATTGGAATTGGTGCAGATATTATAACCTCAGAGGGAATTTCTTTAGACACAAAAATGGGATCAAGTGGTGCAGGAACTGGTCCAGGTTCAGGTCAAGCTGGTGGAAAAGGGGTTCTAGTTATATTTGAAATAGATTAATAGGAGATACAATGGCATATTTTTATTTTAAAAACAATTATTTACAAAAAGCTTGTAATACAGAATCAGATAAAAATAAATTAGCAGCACAAAAAGAAGCTAATGGTTGGATAGAAAAAGATGTAAGTGAAGATCAATTTCAAGCTGCAGAATTATGTACTACTTTTTTTACATTAAATGAAAATAGCGATGTTGTTGAGGAAGCCAACACTACTATAACTCCAGATAATGATGCTATGGAGAGAGAAAGACAACAAATGGTTAAAGCAATTAATGACTATCTAGAAAACACAGAAGATTCTGATTGGGAGGCATATAAAGAATCTTTACTTGATTTTGTAATACCTGCTGATTTGACCTATCCTTATCAAGGTAATCTTGTTAAATTATTGAGAGAAAATGGAATTTCAGACGCACCAAGTTTGTTGCGTCTACCTTAAAAAAGTGTATAAAACAATACATGAATATAAATGAATTTATTCATGTAGAGGATAATTTAATTTCACCCACAATAGTGGCTCAAATAATAAGATATGCTAATACAGTAAGTTATGATGTTGGCACTACGATTGGTGACAGAAATCCTGAAACAGTAAAAACTATAAGAAATACAGAAACCTTTCCACTTTATTCTTTATCCCCATCCTTAACAAACGCACATTGGGCAAATTTATTAATTCATTATTTTAGGATAGCTTTTGATAACTATAAGAAAAAATTTCCGTATGTAGATTATAAAAGAATATTAGATTTATCTATTTTAAAATACGAAACAGGTGGATTTTATAAATTTCATATCGATCATGCAGAAGCAATACCAAGAACTTTGAGTGTAATTATTTTATTAAATAATGATTATGAGGGTGGTAATTTAACATTTTTAGATCAAGCATCAAAACAAGAAAAAATTATTGAAAATAAAGTAGGTAGGCTAATTTTATGGCCAAGCAATTTTATTTATCCACATTGTGTTACACCAGTAACAAAAGGAACAAGGTATTCTATTGTATTATGGGCACTTTAAAAAAAGATTTTAAATATAAAAAAATTAAAAATTTTTTAACGGTTGATGAGGCTAAATTTTTAAGAAGATATACAATAATGTATCATCAAAATAATATTGATAATTTTGATTTTAGACAAAATAAAAATGCAGACACCTCATGCTATTCTGATTTTGCTATGGAAGCTTTAATGATTGGTAAAAAAGAATTAGTTGAAAAGGAGTCGGGTTTAAAAGTTATACCCACTTATTCTTATTGGAGATGCTATACTAAATTTGCAGATCTTAAAGAACACAAAGATAGACCATCTTGTGAAGTCAGTGTAACTTGTCAAATTTCAAGTTGTGGAACAAAATGGCCAATAATAATTGATGAAAATGAAATTTATCTTGAAGATGGAGATGCAGTGATGTATTGGGGTACAGATGTACTTCATTCTAGAAAAGAATTTAACGGGGATTATCATATTCAAACTTTTTTACATTATGTTGATGCAGATGGGCCTTACAAAGAATTTGCAAAAGATAAAAGATTAAACTATGGGATGAAAGAATGAAAATAATAAGTAAAGATGATGGTAGTTGTAAATTTATCTTCTCTGAAGAGGAGGTAAATATTTTAAATAATACTAAACAATTAACTTTGCCACCTGAGGCCTTTAAGCATGTGATTAACACTATGGCAAAAACTCTTGCCGAGTGTATGCATCGTTTTCCTGAGGATGTAAAAAAGATTACTAGCAAAGAAAAAGAAGAAATAAAAACTACAGAGTAAGTCTAGAGAAAACCATTTTTATAGGTTAAAATAGAATTATGCCATTAACAAACGTACAGATACAACCTGGTTTTAATAAACAAGTCACACCTACTGGTGCAGAGGGTCAATGGATAGACGGTGATTTTGTTCGATTTAGATATGGATTACCTGAAAAGATTGGAGGTTGGGAACAGTTAGTAAGCACTACATTAGTGGGTGCTGCTAGAGAACAATTTATTTGGGCAGATTTGGATGGTAGGAGATATGCAGCTATAGGAACTAATAAGTTATTAGTAGTTTATTATGAAGATGCATTTTATGATATAACGCCATTAGATACTGCATTAACGGGTTGTACTTTTGATACAGTAAATACATCGGCTACTGTTACTGTAAATAAAGCTGCGCACTCTTTAGAGCCAGGAGATCTTTTTACTTTTACATCAGTAACACCCCCATCAGGCGCAGGATATTCTGCAGCAGATTTTACAACAAATACTTTTCAAGTTGTAACCGTCCCTAATAGTGATGAATTTACAATAACAATGGCTAGTGCAGCAGGAACCACCGTAAATGGTAGTGGGTCTGCAACTGTTAACCCTTATGTAAAACCAGGAAGTTTAAATTTTACTTATGGCTTTGGTTGGGGTACAGGTCTTTGGGGTGGCGGACAACAATTATTTGGTACTTTAAATGGTGCTTTATTAGATGACACTGCAGGAACTGGTGGGTCAGGGACATCAATAACTTTAGCCTCTACTACAGGTTTTCCAACATCTGGAACAATTAAGGTAGGCACTGAATTTATTTCGTATACAGGAGTATCATCAAATGATTTAACAGGTATTACTCGAGGAGTGGCAGGAACTAGAACTGCGCATTCGAGTGGTGCTGGAGTAGAATACTTTACTGGTTGGGGTGAGGCTTCTCTATCTCAAACATTATCAATAGATCCTGCATCATGGTCTTTAGATAATTTTGGTGAAAAATTAATAGCGACAGTAAAAAATGGTAAAACATTTGAATGGAATCCAATTAATTCAAATCCTAATGCTTTAAGCACAAGAGCAGCAGTTGTATCTAATGCTCCTACAGCTTCCGTTATGTCACTTGTTTCTGATAGGGATAGACATTTATTTATGTTAGGCACTGAGACAACTATTGGAAGTCCTAATACACAAGATAGAATGTTTATAAGATTTTCTGATCAAGAGGATATTTCAGATTATACTCCTACATCAGTGAACACTGCGGGTTCTTTTAGATTAGATTCAGGAACAAAAATAGTTGGAGCAGTAAAAGGTAAAGATTATACATTTGTAGTTACGGACACATCTGCTTATGTAATACAATTTGTAGGACCTCCTTTTACTTTTTCCGTTAGACAAGTTGGATCTAATTGTGGTGCCATAGGTCAACATTCTATAAAATATGTAAATGGTGCTGTCTATTGGATGGGTGAGGCAGGAGGTTTTTTTGTTTACGATGGTACAGTTAAAGCTTTACCTTGTTTAGTTGAAGATTTTGTTTTTACCACTAAGGGTGATAATCTTGGTATAAATTATCAAAACGGTGAGTCTGTTTATGCAGGTTTATACAGTTTATACGAAGAAATAAATTGGTTCTATCCAAAAAGTGGTAGTAACAATGTAGATAGATGTGTTACTTTTAATTATCAAAGTGGAACTTGGACTACAGGTTCTTTAGCTAGAACAACATATACTGACGCTAATCTTTACGATCATCCTTATGCAACTGAATTTAATTCAACAGGAACTCCAACATTTCCAACAGTGCAAGGTGTTACAAATGTAAACGGATCTACTATTTATTATTCACATGAAGTTGGAGTAAATCAGGTTGATTCAACAGGAGCAAAAACTGCAATTCCTGCTTTTATACAATCAGGTGATTTTGATTTAGCACAAGGTGGCGATGGACAGTTTTTTATGAGTGTAAGAAGATTTATACCTGATTTTAAATTAATACAGGGTAATGCAAAAGTAACTATAAACTTAAAAAGATTTCCTGTTAGTACCGAAACATCCTCGCCTCTCGGACCTTTCACTATTACAAGCTCCACAGAAAAAATTGATACTAGAGCAAGATCAAGATTTGCTAATTTAAAAATTGAAAATACATCAACTGATGAAAGTTGGCGTTACGGTACTTTTAGAGCAGATGTTCAGCCTGACGGCATGAGATGATTTATAGGGAATATATTTACGATATTGATAAAAGTCCATTAGGCATTTCGAGTAATATTTGGCATTTCCATAATAAAATAAATAATATAGATTTTAACAAATTAAATAAATTCTTATTAAATTTAGAAAAAGATCTATTAAAAAAAGAACCTAAACGAGATGGTAATACTGGATTAAAAAATTCTGTAACTTCTAGATTTGAATACTACAATTTATTAAAACAAGAAAACGATGAAATAAAGAAATTAGAATTAAATATTATAAACACAGTAAGATGTTTTTTAGAATATAAAAAGATAAGTATAAATAAAATTTTTATT